GTCAAATAAGAACGAATCGTAAGTGATCAATATCAATTTGGTCTTCTTGTTCTCTAAATACTTTGTAATCTCCTCTATCTTTTCAACATTCTCTTTCGTCTCCATGTTTTGAACTATGTAGTTGAATAGTTGCAGCTTGTTTAGCCCCTGTGTTTTCTTTATCGTCCTCCCTGTCGGCAAGACTACAGCTCCAAATGTATTGTATTTTTTCCATTCTGTTTCAATATAACTATTCAGTGAAGCAAAAAATGGAATATTTTTGTATTGCTCTTCGATTCCTCCGTATAGTTGTTTAAAAGTTGTCTCTTTTGATTTCTTATATTCTTCCTCTGATAAGACTCCTGTATTGAAATATTGTTTACCAAGAGCGACATGAGGATGCTGATCTTTCCATTCGTACCCGGTTAGCTTTGCTATCAATCTCAAGTGATAAGAATCGAAATCGAATTCTACTAATAAGTCGTTTGTTGGAATAAAACATTGTCTATGTTCTTTGTCTTTTTGAATAGCCAAGAAATTAAGTCCATTAAAAGCATTTGTTGGTCTGCCAGTAACATTATATAAATTGTAAGATCCATAAATAAGTCCGTTTTTTACTGAGAATTGTTTTACGTTAGTTTTATATACTTTATCAAATAGTTGCTGATCTATAGCAATACCATTTTGTTCTACATTTTTATATGCACTCACTAATCTATCTTCCATTTCTATAGAAGTCTCTAACTCCAAAAGGTGTTGGAGCTTATCCAGAAGGCATTCACATTTTTGATAGTGTTTGCTTATCGGTATTATTTGATTGAGATTGGGATCTTCTGGATACCTCTGGTAGAAGTCTCGATGCAGTATTGTGTTGCAATCGAACTCTTCAAACTTTCCAGACTGATTCATATTAACAAATTGCAAATCTATGCAATTATCTATATTCAAGAAGTAAGAATGGAATTTTTTATCAAGTACGTAAACTTTCTTGTGCTTGTTTATAAACTGTTGGATGAGATCTAATTCCAAGTGAAATCCTTCGGAATGATTCACTACAAAGATATAACCTTTTTTAAAGTCGTTATAGTATATAAGGGAAACAGAGCTTAATTTGGGATGACAGTTATCGTTGCCTGATATCGCTTGAATGAAACAGGAGTCGCTGGGCGACATTTGAGACAGCTGATCGATATGTTCTACAACAAAATACATAACCTTTTAATTTAGATCCAAAATAATCAATAACTATAACAATAAGAAATTTAATTATTCTGTGGGCTTTGCGAATTTAGTGTAGTCTCCACCGATAAATTCTTTTATTCCTAAAAAAGTCTTGTTCGCATTTTCGACGAGCCTTTGATTAGTATCTATTATGCCTGCTCTAATATCGTACTGAGAAATTCTTTTCTGATTTAGAGGACCAGTGATTTTCCAAAATATGTTTATAACTTGCCACATTGAAACATCGTAAGGAACAGCACCATTTAATATCGAAGCATATTCTACTTGAGATATTTCTTTTACATAACCCGGTGTATTGACCTTTTTTGTGAAATATCTGATTATGTGACCTTTCTCATAATCTGAATCTATGGCTATTGGGAAATATGATGTTGGTTCGCCTTTAAAATTTGGAGGCGTTGAGAATGCAATATTAAGAGGTGTAGAAGATTTTGATAACCCTGTCTGATTAGCAAATTGTTTTTTGAAGCTGTTCGTAAATGCTCCGTTATTTAGGAAAGTTGCATCAGTATATGCAACGTTTTTTGTCAACTCTTGATTTTTCCCATCAATAGGATTAGCGCCTGTGAAATATCTGTTATCAAAAGTTTCGTAATACTTACCTACGTAAGGTTTACCGTTCAATATGAACTCGTCTCCTTTAGTGATTTTTCCTTTTTTAACTTTCGACGATGGATAATATCTTATTGCCATATTTTTATTTTTAACTTAGTAAAAATGCAGCAGCTTCTGCACCGTAATCAGCGTTTCCTGGAACTTGACTCTTTGCAAGTAGTACTGATGCCAAACCTGATTGCCCTCCTGATTTATAAGCTTGCATCATAAATGATGGAACGTGTCCATATCCATAACAAGCTTTCACCATTGCTACTTTAACTGCTAATGGCAGAGTATTCCAATCTATTCCATTAGATTTCAAAGTTGCTATAGTCGGAGCTTTAAAATCAGTTGGTATACGTCTTCTAAGATCTGCATCGGCATCTGCTTGAGTAATTATAGCCGCTTCTGATCTTGAACTCAATCTTGGATTCCATACTTTACCGTTGTTGAATCTTGGAGCGCCTTGTCCATTGGTTTCAACATCATTACCAATATCAGTATAAATTAATTTTCCATTTACTCTATCTATTCCGCTAGGCCATTGAGATTTTCTGGCATCTAAGTTTATAACTTTTCCTGAATCCGCAAGAGTTATGGTTCCAGAACCGTGACCCGTTCTCCAATTCGCTATATCCCATTGAACGTACAATATAGTTCCTTCTGTACCTACAGCCCATCTAAATATTGCTTCATCTTCGTTTGGTGCTGATAGTGCAGATGCTTTAGCATCTTTGTAATTTCCTACTGCGGCGGCTGATACTCCGCCTGTTCCTCCAGCTCCTCCAAAATTAATTGGCGTGATAATGAAATTACCCGTACTTAGTTCTGCTACGTTATAAGATTTTTCTTGCGCTTTAAATGCTCCATCATTTTTAAGAAACATCATATTCGCTTTAACTTCTGTTATCCACGTATTGTTTGCGAACGAATGATTTAGTCCTGTTACTACGAATCCTATCAAACTATCAGAATTTTCTCTTTGCTCGTAAGACATAGGAAGCACATCTTTTGGTAATAAGAACGCGTGACCCATTGCCAAACCTGATATTCCATCCATGGAAAAGTTAACTGATATCGGTATCATAGCAGAAGATTCAGTACCGGGATTTTCTCCCTTTCTCTTATTCATTCTTTCTATGTAATAGTTAGTAGCAGCAGATATGTTTCCATCAGAAACCTGACCTGTATTCAATGCACATTTTACAAAATCATTGAAAGCAGATGCTGCTGCTATTTCAGCATCGTTTGCGGATGTCGGTTGTTTATTTTTGACAGAAGTATCGCTACTATTTACTGCCAACACTTGCGGGATATATCTATCTGTATAGTTATCGTTAAAGTGACCAAAAGGAGTTCCATCTTTGGATGCGTCTGATTTTATATCTGAGTTAGCCGATATCGCTATCATATTCGATAACTTAGATGATATATCAGTTCTTATTTCCAAAGATCTAGCTATAGAGTATTTGCCAAAAACTGGAATTTCTGCATCGGTTTTTACTACAGGCACTCTAGGTTCGTCTAACTTCATAGGTTGAACCTGATCGTCTACAATATATAAACAATTGGACTTGTCATCGTACGCTAACCTAAGAAGGTTTATACCTCCTAAATACTTATTTATATCATCTATTATCTGTTGTAAAAATGGTCTTAACTTTACTGATTGGTTTTGATCGTTGTTCGCAAAATTTTTGCAAAGAGATAATATGTAATCACAACTTACTAATATATTCATTATTTTTCCGCTGTATGCATCTCCTCCATCAGGATTCTTCGTACTTTTAAATTCCGGTAATTGACTCGATAGGAAATCTTCTGATTGAGGTTTGAACAACTCTTTAGACTCTGTACTTCCTGAAGGAGGAATTATTTTTCCATTTTTAATCAATTTTGGATCAAACAGTTTTGAATATTCTATATCAGTGCCTCTAAATGGTATCAGCACTTTTAGAGGATCAGTAGACATTTGTAAAGGTTCTGATAAACAGAAATTTGTTTCTGGATTAAAATCTATGTATATCAATGGAGTTTGAGCCTCGGTTTTCACAGTCGATCCTTCTGAGGAGTCATATATTGTACACATGTGATTTATCACTAAAAGCAATAGTCCTAATTTCATGTATACAGGGTAATTTATGTCTATATCTTTAGCTATACCCTGATTGACACTGTATGGTACTACATAAGATTTATATAACTCTTTGAAATCTACTTGAGGAATTTTTGGAGTAATTGCAGCGTGAGTTTTTTCATCTTCTGTCGCAGTATTTTCTTTTTGCTTTTCTTTGGATTGTGCCATTAAATTGTGATTGAATCCATAAGAAGCGTATTTCTTCATTAACTCAACAGCATTAGTCTCTTTATCTAAACTTTTATAATTTTTTATTTTTTCCTTATTTGCAAAATCTATAGCAGCTTGAGATAAAACTCCATTAAGAAATAGATCTTTTATGAACTGTTGTTTTTTATCGTATAGATTTATCTGCGCGATTTTTCCATCTTTTACACCTAAATCTTTATACGCGATATTAAACGAGTGGAGTTGGATCGCTCTCACAAAAACTTCTAATCCAGATTGATATTGTAATTGCTCTTGGGTTTGAACAGTCTCTGTGGTAATAGGCGGTGGATCAGTAGAAACGGGCGCTGCAGATCCAGTTGCAGGTGTTGCTGACGTAGTAGAAGCTGGAGCGTTACTTCCCAACTTTGATGGATCAACGGTTTGGTGATAATTATTGAACCCTTTAAAAGTAAAAGTATCTTGCTCAGTTAGATTAGCTCCAAATAAATTTAAAAGTTCTTTAACTGTATTAACTACTAAATGATTAACTATATCTCCAAGAGGTCTGATAACCGTTGACTCGGTAAATATGGACGTTATGCCTATTCTTGCCAAAGAAGTTTTGATAGAATTTACTGCTCCCAACCTATCAGATAGATTCGATTTCAAATCTAATGCGCCTTTACTAATTACATATCTGGTAAATGCAGTAAATGAATCTTGCTCGTACTGTTTTATTACGTCTATAATACCTGATGCGTACGTAGGTCTATTTCCTCCAAAAAAACCCCATCTCATCTCGTAAAGTATGTGACTTACTCTATAAAATTGATCAGCAGAGGTAATATCTGCCCCTATTATTCCACCTATGTGAGGCAAACTGTTTTCAAGATCTGCTTTAAAAATTTTAATTGCTATTTCGTAATCCTGATCGGTTAAAGTCAAAGTCGATTCGTTTACTGTCGCTACATTGAATTTTGTTTTATAATAATTAACTAACTCAGGAGGTGTATACGTTTTTTGTTCTGGCAATTGCGCTGGTGCTGTATCTGTTATTCTTATCTGACTCGAACCCGGAACTCTTTCTGCATTTATACCTTGACCATAAGAAGAAGCAATATTTTTTGTGATATGATCTACTATCTGATCTGTATAAGAACTATCTGCTGTACCAAATTCGCTATTTATTAATCCTTCGATATTTAGTCCTGTTAACAACTTGCACATTCTGTCTAGAGTTCTAAATTGGTTTGGTTTACTCACTTGTTGAATGGCAGTTACTATTGCTTTTTCGTCAGTGCCTCCAAAATCAAAAGATCCAACTTGTCCTTTCTGTAATTTTCCTAGAGCCCAAAAATCTATATCGTGAGGAAAGTAATTGCCCATAGGTTCCGTGCTTGTTGTGGTTTGCGGGGGATTTGCTGCGGCTGCAGCTAATTCAGCCTGTCTCTGCTTTTCTCTTAGAATTTCATTATATATATCAACAAGTTCCTTTATTTCCGAACTCAATATTCCAGGAAGACTGCTAGCTTGATTGATTTTTACTTGGCTTGCCAATTCTCCCAATGCAATCATTTTAATAGTGCAATCGTAACCTCCATCTTCGTTCATAGAGAAGTTGAAATTGGTACACATTCCCAACATAGCATCGTAATTACCGTTACTCTCATCAATTCTTTGGGATATTTCTCGAAGTATTATCTCTTTTTTTAGAGTGGTGTCTTTTGGGAACGGATCTATTTGTTTCAAATCAGATCTGTGTAATATTGGAGTTGAAAGAGCAGATCCATCGCCGTTGTCAAAATAAGTTGTGTGTCCCCATTCTAAAAACATTGTGTATCCAAGTTTGAAATACAGAGCATCTATTATATCTAATTGAGCTTTGTCCCAAGCTTTAAAATTTATAGTTGCAGATCTTATAGATCCAAGTTTACCTTGGGTTTCAATACGTGCATCTGTTATTCCTGGCATTGGTTTGTATCCATACAATTGTGTTTCTACATTTCCAAGCATTCCATAACTTCCATTAGCCGCAAATCCTGATCTTAGATTATACTGAAAACCTCCATCAGCAGATTCGCTTTTCTTGTATTCAGAAGTTCCTGCAAACAATACAAATTTTTTCGCTAAAGAATCTCCATCGTTTACATCTAGATTAGGAAAGTATCTTTTAAAATATTGTATGTCTTTGATTCTAACAGAAGATACAAGCCTGATCCAACAACTCTTGTTTGCTAGATACTCTAAATCGTTGCTAGATCTTGTGTCTGCAGCTAATTTCTGAGATCTCACAGACATCTGCCTTTTTAGGTCGTAAGGAATTGCTACTCCTAAAACATTCGATATTTGATTGCTCATTCCTTGTCCTGGCATATAACTTTATTTATCTTATTTTATTTACAGAATTATAATTATTTACGATAGACTGAATATCAGAAGGTATTCTCAACTGCTGACCTATTGGAGGCACTAGAGAATCTCCTGGAAGATTATTTGCAGATGCTAATATCCACCACAAACTTGAATCTCCATAAACGTCTTGAGCTATAAGATCCATTCTATCCCCAAGAACAGTAATAACATAATAATCATTATCTGATATTGGAATATCAGGATATATGTTATTAACATAATATTGATTTCCATAGGTATCAACATCAGTACTGCTAGTGATTTTTATTTTTTGGTATCTATAGAACATATTACTTATTATTTAATTTGGTATTGTGTTGGGATTCCTAAACTAGATATACTTGCAGGAACGCCTTTGTTAGTAGGTGCTGCTACAGTGGGACCTGCTTGTGTTGCTGTATTAGGGCTTTTCGTAGTGGCCGCTTTTTTTGTAGCTGTAGCTTTTGTAGTAGCTTTTTGCTTCTTTGTATTTTTAGTAGCCTGAGTTTTTCCTGGAGATTTAGCTGGACTGGTCGCTGATGTGTTTCCAGAATTTATAGACGATCCTAGATTCATTCCAAAAACATCGTTAGATGTAACTCCGTTTAGTGTATTTCCGCCATTCAAATTTAGATTAATTGGTTCTTGTTGAGTATTTTGATTAGTAGCTGTTTGAGTAGGCGAACTAATAACGTCCACAGGATCAGGAACATTAGTTTGTCTAATTAAGCTAGGAACATTAGTTCCATCACCTCTTTGTGGCAATTGGTTTAGTATTGGTTTGAAACTAACTGATACCTCTAACGTATGAGGTAATTGTTCGTCTTCATTTATTTCCCAGGTTGAGTTTTGATCTATATTAACATTTACGCTTTCTAAAAATCCATGTACTCTATATAAATAATCTCCAATAGTCAATCTAATTAATGGAGATGTCATAAAATTTGTATATCTATTGTAGTTAGGATATATTTGTGACATTAGATAGTTCAATTTTTTGTAAGAAGAATCCAATTCGTCATGAGATCCTATTGCTATCTTAAAAGAAAATGATATACTTCTATCAAATCCTTGATAAACATAAAAATTTTCTCCTCTACCCATGTATTTAAATCCGTTATATGCAGCAGTATTATTATCTGTTATGCCTCCTAAGTAAGCTCTAAATAGTAAAACAGTTGAATCTTCAAAACTACTATTAGCTAAGCACTCGAAACCAAATTTTATCAAGTCTTGACTATTTTCTTTTGACACAGAGTTTCCATTGTGATCCAATGGCTTAGCTTCTGTTCTGAAAGGATTGTCAGATCTATCTAGAGAATACGGAGCGATCTTGTTTAGCTTATCTACTCTGCCATCATAGAATTTAACGTCTATTCTGCCATCTAC